AGGGCTGAATTTACCCCTTACATGGTCATCGAGGGTGCGATCAAAGTCGTACTGGATATCCCTGAGCTCGGGATAAGCCTTATAGAGTTTCGGATGATTGAGTAGATCACCCATCTTCCCGGCCTGTGTAGCCTCGTCACGTACATAGGAGTAGAGATCCGAGATCTCGCCCCTGAGGCGCTTGTCTCGCCCCTCCCAGAAATCGCCGATTATAGCCTTCGGGTTATTCATAATCCCACGCTCACCCACAACAATCTGCGAGCGAGTAGGGTCGAAAGACAGACTGCCCGAGTTGCGCTCTGCCACCCGAGCCGCGTCGATCTTATCTTGCAGATCGGTGATCTCACGGAAGAGCTCGCGCTGCCGCTGTGCGATCTCTACATTCTTGTCTGTGCCGCGAGTGGCTCGGCGCTGCGCGAACAGGTTGTCGAACTCTTTCTGGAGCTTGTCTCGGCGGCGAATGAGAAACTCGCTCTCCCTCGTGACGTTGCGAATTTTCTCAGCGATCTTGGTGCCGAGCTTGCCGAACGGCAGCATCGAAGCCGCAGCCATCCCCTTCTCCAAACCACTGGCCTCGGGGTCACGGAGGGAAGCCGCCGTCTGCGCCGCCCCGTAGACCTGCCCCACACCAGGAACGAAGCCCAGAGCGAGGTCAGTCTTGGGGTTGTCCTGCGCGAACCTACGGAGTCTCTGAGCGACTGCTAGGCTGAGATCTTCCATTTAACGCGGCCTCGCGGCAAATACGATACTGATTCGCGACCTCTACCAGCTTGCGAACCGTGGCGCCGAAACTAGGGTCCAGTTGCTCTGTCAGTTCGGGGCAACTCACCACCACCAGCCGATCCGGGCCTTCCGGTGAGGGCTTCGTTAATGAGTTGCATCCCGTCAGGAGTGTTGACGCAATCACGATAGACAGGCTTCTCGATGGTCTCACGTTCCACCCTCTGCGTGATCGTCTTATTGACAACCTGCATCTTACTCACGACGTCAGCAACCTGCGAAAGAGCCTCTTCTCTAGACGCTTTCGCAGCGAGTTGCCGAGCTTGTTCGATAGACACACCATCGCTGCGGCCGTACACGTATCCGGTGACCCCTGCGATTGCGATACCGACTGCCGCCGCAGCGATGATGTGGGGAATCATCTCACTTCTTCCGCTTGCACTTCTTAGCCATTACTCTACCCTTATATTGGAGGGCGCTGCCAGAGGCGCAACGACCGATTTACAGACCGCAGGCGAGGGTTCCCCCACCTGCCCCGACGGCGTCACGTGATAAGCCACGTAGCACCGAGTTCCGAAACCTGGAGCGGGACGGGTGAAAGTGACTTCCGTGCCGGGGAAGTTGACTTCCGCTTGCCCACCATTGAAAGGACCGTTGATCGACGTACCCCACTGCACGACCGTCTTCGCGATGCCGCCCGCAGGAACGGCTGAGCCGTCCGTCAACTGCGTAGCGTTCACCCACGAAACTCGATCGACGATGGGGTTGGCCGAAACGACGCCAAGACCCACGGCCGCTAGGAGTCCGAGGAAAAAAGTGGTGAAACGCACCCACTGACGACGAAGCCAGTTCATGCGGCCCTCTTGAACGCCGCCATCAGGTCGCGGCGGATGCGGGTGAATACGACCAACACGCCGAAAACAAGGGCGACTTTGGCCTTGTGCTCGGCTGGGACGTACTGGAGGATGGCACCACTGTGAAGTTCGACAACCCCTACGACTATCGCGACGTACCCGACCCAGACAGTCCAATACTTATGAATCTGTTTCAGTAGCTCCATACGTTAGGCCTCGGGTGTAGAGGAGGGAAAAGATCGTCTAGATGGATAAATCGGACGGCACCTTTCTGGTGTACTCCGATTCCCGTGAATCCATGCTTCGCAGCTAGGGCGACTACACGATACGCCTGCGGACCCCGAACCGCAATATCCACAGCACGTCCAGTCGTGTGAGGTCCATCTGGTCCCGTCGTACTGACGCGCATATTGTGCTCAGGGCAGCGATAGGCGGAGGTGAGCCGTAGTGGAAATCCACACTCTTCCCTAAGCGCATCGAGCTTATCTACGAAGCTGTCCTCCATTTTATTTTCCCCGCAATGCTTGCAGGAAAATTCATGATGTTTAAAATGCTTCCAACTCATAAAAAACTCCCTCCCCCGGAGAGGAGGGAGAAGCTCCGCCCCAAGGAAATCATTTTTCGCCACCCATGCGCATGAGGATCTGGCTGAGCGTTCCCTGCACAGTCTGGAAATTGGCCTGCGACTCCCTCCGGTTCTCTCTGATCATCTCCTTTACTTCAGCGAGGTCAGCGAGGTCAGCCTTGGTCTTTTGCTCTTCCTCTAGGCGATCCATGCGACGAACCAGACTCGCGTACAGCACGGTCAGTACTCCTACGAGAAGGGTCGCCAGACCCTTCACGAGATCGAACAGGGTTATCGTCGCATGGCTCATGCTCATGATTAGCTAGCGTCCTCGTCGGCAAGTCGCTGAAGATCCAGTTTCAGTTGATCCTCACGCGCGACGAGCTGACTCCAGACCTCCCGCATGATCGGCTCCGCCTGCTTGAAGGGAAGCTGACCGATGAGATCTAGAATCACCCCGACCGTCTGGGGCTGGAGGACGAGCTGAACAGGGCCATTGAGAGTCAAGGGGCGATCGTACATTGTCATTCTCCTTTGAAGGTTATCTATCAATTACAGGTACTTAGTCTTGGAACACGGGGATCCAGCCGCGCACGCCGTCGCCGCGAGCTCTACCAACCACACGAGTGCGTGAACGACGAAGATTGCGCGCATGTTAGTTACCGAAGACAGGCACCCAGCCCGTGACGCCGCCACCCGTGGACACTCTCAGCCACGCGATGACGCCCGCGTTGGCACCTGGCTTGTTCGCGCTGAGAGTCGGCGTAGAAGCGCCAGTCGTGTGCAGGTTCGACGCCCAGCGGAAGGCGAACGAGTTCGCCGCGTTGCCGTCCATCTGAATGCAAGCATCGGTCGCGGCGGCGCTTCCGCCGAGGACCGCGATGCCGCCGAGATTGCTGCCCGTGAAGTTCGCGGCTAACGCGCCCGTGCCGGCCGTGACGTTCAGGGCGAGCGCGGCGTTGTTGCCGGTAACGCTCATCGCGACGCCACTGGTCGGGGCGTTGATCGCGACAGCGCCGGTTCCCGCTGCGGCACTCAGCGCGGTCTGCTGCGCGCCCGCCGCCGTCGTGTACGTCAGCGCGACGCCGCCGTTGTTGTACCCGCGGGGTCCGACGCGCAGGACGTTTCCCGGACCGCCTGTGTAATAAAGATCTCCGAAGCCACCAACAACAGCATCGTAGAATAGCGTGCCGTTGGTTCCCTGCAGAGCCGCAGCGACGCCGCCGCCACCGTTCACGGTGAGCGCTGTACCGCTCGCGGGCGTGTTGATCGTGATCGCACGGCTCGAATTGATAGACAGCACGACGGCTGCCACTCCGTCGTTTCGCGCCAGTTCAAAAACACCGCCCGCGTCGACCGTTCGTAGCTCGTAGTTGAAATTCGTCGACGCCAGCCTCAGGCCCGGCCCAGCCCCGAAGAAGAGCTGCTGAGTTACCGGTCCGCCACCGTTCACGGTGAGCGCTGTACCGCTCGCGGGCGCGTTGATGGTCCAGTTGCGCGCTGCACCGATGCTGCCCGCCACAATCCCGTCGGGTGCGAATTCGATACCGCGTACGCCGGAATTCGTGCCGATGCGAAACGCCGTCCCCGTGTCCGACAGGAATCCGCCGCGGTCAAGGTCGCCGGAATTCTGGATTTCGAAGCGCAGCCCGGCCGCGCCGCGAACAATCTGCGTGCCGGTGAACGTGTTGGCCGAGCCGCGCAGCGCCACGTTCGCCGACAGCCGCGCGTCGGCCACGGTGCCGGTCGCGAGGTTTGTGGCGTTAAGGTTCGTGAGATTTGCGCCACTGATCGCGGGAAGCGTCGCAGGAAAGCGCGCGTCCGCGACCGTGCCCGACGCGAGGTTGCTCGCGTTGAGGTTGGTCAGGCCGGACCCGTTACCGACGTGAGTACCGGTGATGCCATTGGAGTCGAACGTAGCCCGAAGGACACTACCGGTGGAGATGCCGATCTGCCCTGCACCGATGCGGTAAATGCCCATGTTGAGTTCGTTACCGAACGTCAACCCCGGAGCAGACACAATGCCATCGACGATACGCAGAACGCCGGTCATACCGCCGTCGCCGTTGCGGGCGAGAGAACCCGTCAAGGCAGACGCGATGTCCGCCATCGTGTTGTTCGCCCACGCCGACGTGATGACCGTACCGGCGACAACCGGATTGCCCGGAGTGTAGAGGGTATAAGTACCGTTTGAATCACGAGGCATTTTACTCTCCCACCGAGCCGGAAACAGCGCTCTGACGAAGGAGGTATCCCGCCGCCGGGGCGAGGTCAGGATACTTCGCCAGATACTCCTTCAGAGCCTTCTGCATACGAGTGTCCCCCATCAACGCTCGCTGAGCGCTTCTGGAGGAGAGGAAGGGACCGGCCGCACCCATCGCCGTCGCAGCGAGGGGATTGCCGAAAGCAACGCCGCCGATGGGGGCAGTCATCGCCGCGACACCCTGCCACGTCGGCTGAATTTTGGCATTGTCGAAGACATGTCGGCCAGCCACCGCGAGATCACGCATCTGGGAATCACGATTCTCCATAGCGTCCGCGAGCTGACCGAACCGGAAGTTTCCCTTCTCCTTATTCGCCGCCCGCACCGCCTCATCGTACCCCGCAAACACCTGATACCGACCGGGCAGCTGATCCCAGACCTGCTGATCCGCCGGGTTGATGCCGTCGCGGATTACGTCATCGATCGCCTTGCTGCCCGCCTTCATCGCACCTTGCGTGCGCTCAGACTCAGGCCGCATGCGCTCACGCACGCGCGCACGCGCTGACATCAGGTTCTTGCCGCCGATGACATTCGCGCCCATCTTAGTCAACGCCGGGTCGGCCATCATCTCAGCTACAGACTCTTCGATGATGGTGGCCGCGCGCTGGCGAGCGACCTCAGGGGTCACGTTGCCCGCCGCGACCATCACGGGGTCGATAGACGAGTCGATGCGGCTGAGAATGCGCTGCCGCATATCCGAGGGAATCTGGAAGGCGTACTTGTTGACAGTCTCGTCGTAGACGTCGTCGTACATCGTACGCAGAGCGTCACGGATCTGCTCCGGACCCTCCGTGCCGCCCATAGCGAGAGTCTTGCCCGGAGGCACGGCCCGCTGAGCAAACATCTTACGAGTCTTGTCCGCCGCCTCATCTGCCTGCCCACGAAGACGCCCACCCACGCCGGGGAGAATGGGTAGCCCGCCCTGATACACGGTCTTGAAGTACCGGCTGGTCATGTCGGCATCGCTCGCGGCGTTCGCCAGCGGCAACTCCAGATCCACACCCTGACGGCGGGCCTCAGCGAGCAGCAGCTCGGCGTCGTCGCTCTTGTTGACGAGACCTCGCGCAGCACGGCCGGAAGACCGGCCGAAAGCCCCGAGGCCCGCGCTGAGGAGTCCGCCCTGCATCGCGCCGGTCGCCTGCTCGTCGGGAGCCGCTTCGGCCGCACCCTGCACCGCACCCTGCCCGAACATGGCCGCCAAAGCCATTGGGAGCCGCATAGCGGCTGTGGGAACACCGCCTAGGGGTGCGGTAGCGGCCAAACTTCCGCCAATTTTACCCAACTCACGGGCCGTGGACTTCGGGCGCGCAGCCTCCTCGGCATCCATCATCTTCAGCGTATCGTCTCCAAAGCTGCCCGGGGCGAGGCGATCCAACTGCATCAGGTTACCGAGACCCGCGCTCGTGCGTAGGATCTGACGCCCCGCACCGCTGAAGAACTCGGAGATGGGGTTGCCAGCCTTTTCCTCAGAAGCGCCTAGCTCGCTCCGCATCTGCTGGAGCTCACGGAGCCGCTGAAGCTTCTGGAGACGCTCTTCGGGGGTCATTCGAATCCAAGCTCCTGCTTGAGAGCCTGCATCTCTGCATCAATTTCAGCCAGCGAGGGACCGCCCGCACGCGACCGCGACGAGCGCATCTCGAACTTGGGAGCCGCACCACCCGTCGGGCCGGGGCTACCCGGCATCTCGCCCGGAAGCTGGACCTGCTCGAAGATGCCCTCAACCTCCTCTGGACGGTAGCCCGCACGGATGAGGTTGTTACGGATCTGCTGCACCTTACGATTATGGATGCTGGTGATCAGCGCCATGTTCGTACGGATCTGATCCGCGGTCATGTCCGGGTTGAAGGTCGCAGCTTCCCACGACTTCTTCTCGTTCGTGGTCAGCGTGGCACCGAAGAGCTTGTAACGCTCAGGGAGGTTGTACAGAAGCTGAGCCTGCGACCACCACCGCTGAGCCTCCTCCTGATCCTTGGACGCCAGCTGAGGCACCGTGGAGGAGAGGAAATTACCGACGCGGCGGCTGAACGGCAGAGCGCCTACCGCGTACTCGTCGCGGAAGGAATCCGAGAGATCCTGCAGACCCATGAAATCCGCAGCCGCGCCCTCTGCCCGCTTCAGGGTGGAGTCGGTCATCTTGCGGAACTGCGGATCGCCAGCGCCCGAAGCGCGCATCATCGCAGCCTCAGCCATTCGCTGCCGCGAGAGGTAGTCCAGATTGTTGTTACGGATCGTCTCGTTGAGGTTGCGATCCATGTAATCCATCTGGTGCTGCTGGTAGGTCCGGACGTCAGCCTGCCGCGCCTCGTCCTGACGCCGCTGACCGATCTCGGAGGCCGAGTCGTCCGCAGTCTTGATCATGCCCTGCCCGATGGGGGCCAGCACACGATCGCCCGAGAGAGCTCCGGCCACACCCTGATTACGACGCTGACGCAGAAGCTCAGCAGTCTTACGGATCCGCTCAGGATCCGTGGGTGCGGGGCTCAGCAGTGACTCGTAGAGGTCTTCCATTAGCCACCCCAGAACGGATTAGGCGCTCCGAAGTATCTCATCGGGTCGGTCTTCTGCGGCTTGCGCGGGGCCACAGGCTCGGCCGGGATCCGCGGGGCCATCACACCGGAAAGATCCGGCGGAGCCACCTGCGGGACGTCGATCTGGGTGTTCGACACCGTGCCGTCGTTACCCATGAGGGTGTTACCATACATCGCCCGGACCTTCTGGCGCTTGTCTCGGATCTCACCCATGCGCCGATCACCCATGTCGATCTCGCCCTGAGCCCGACGCTGGCGGAGCATGTGCGCGATGTGCTCGAGGGGATGAGCAGCCGTGTAGACGCCGCCGTAAGAGCGCCCTTCCGGACCCTTACCCTCGCGGATAGCTCGCGCCGCAGCCATCTGAGTCTGGAGTGCAGCCTCCTCTTCGGAGAGGACACCGAGCTCAACGAGCTGTGCGATCTGCTCTGAGTTGAATGACATATTAGCTCATCCCCGGAATCTTGATGGGGGAAATCATGCCCATTGCACCACTCAGGAGACCCTGCGTCGCCTGATTCCGTGCGTTGAAACGATCCAGATTCGCCTGACCCGTCATCTGCGCCGCGCCGAGGTAGTTGGTCGCCTGCGAGGCAGCGGCGGGGTTGAACGACGGCATCGTCGGCATCTGGACCTGCTGCCCCGACATGATAGCGTTGATCTCATTGAGCGTGAAGCCACGCTGCTGGAGAGTCTCCGCGATCTGCTGCTGGCGAAGCTGGTTCTGGTACTGTGAAGATCCCATTTGCTGCTGGAACTGCTGATCGTTCTGGGCCGCATCGAACTGTGCGCCCTGCATTCCCTGACTGAACTGATTCAAATTTTCGGCAGAATCAAAGGCAGCTCGCGCCATATCCTGTCCGAACATCTGCTGGTTCTGGCCAAGATTGAAAGCGTTGAGATTCATCCGCTGACCGAACGCGCGGTCAGCCGCATCGTTCACGAACTGACCCTGTGCAGAGCGCTCTCCAAACATCTGGCCCCGCGCCGTCGAATCTATACCGAACATCCGGGAGGCTTCCTGCCCGGACAGCCGCGTAGCGTCAAACATCGCTTGCCGACGCTGGTCACCCTGAGACTCGCGCAACTTGCGGAGCTCTTCGTCAAAGGCTTCATCACCGACGTTGAAGCCCTGATTCAAAAGCCGCGTGCGAAGCGCATCTTCATCTCTAGAGAACTGGCGATCAGCGCGGCTAGCGAATTGATCATACAGCGCATCACCAGCCTGATCAAAATATCGCTGAGCCGGATTGATGTCGACGAGCCCGTCAGTACTCAAATTTCTTTGAATCTGTTCAGGATTTCCGGCATCAATGCGGCTCTGTGCTTGCGGTGTAGATACTCGGGCCTGAACCGAGGGTGTAGTCACCCGCTGCTGCGCCTGAACTCCCTGCCCCATCGGGGTGAAGCGGTTAAAATCGACCGCCTGCCCGAACTCTTGCTCTAGACGGCCAGACAAATTCTGAGCAAGGTTATTACGGGTCTGCTGAACAGCGAGCTCAGAATCCAGCGCGCTCTGGAGGCGCGGATCGACGTTCGTGTTCTGGGTCCACTTCGTGACCAACTGGCCCGAAGCAGGGTCCGTCACCGCCTCCGTCTGCCACGTCTGGGAGCCCCACGGAGTTACCTGCTCGGGCCGATTAGCCCAAGTCTGCTGATTGGTAACTTCGCGAGAACTCGCGGCCTGCTGCTGAGCAGCGCCGACGTAATCAGGTGCAGCGGGAGCTCGTTTGCTCATGGATGGGCCTCAGCCAAACACAGGATTCTTTCCTGAGTTCGGAAATGACCATGTCACTTCCGATGGCCCATCCGTCGGGAATTCGAGCTATCTCTCGAAACCCTAAGAAGCGTTGAAGCTTCAACGATTGCGTATTGTACGCGGGAGTATAGGCGATTACAAGCCCCCGTCCGGCTTGCTCAAATGGGTATCTAAAGATCTCTCGTAAAAAGATTCGGCCGACGAGGGCTCTAGCGTCACCGATGTAGATGTGAGCGTGGACTGCATTGAGCGTCCAGTAGTCATATCCGACCATAGCAAGGACGCGGCCCTCTTCAACAAATTTGATACCGCGGAAATCTTCCCCGCCCATGTATCCGACAGCTTCATAGAAGAATTCCTTATCTTCAGAAGTGGATGCGGGAACAATTTTAGAGGAAATTTCCTGAATCTGCGAAGATGTCAAGCCGGACGATGACGGTGGGAGCGCGCGAGCGTCCTTTGACGGCGTTGGCGACTGCGCGACCGATGCCGGATCCACCGTAGGGGGTGTCGTAGAGAAGCAGGTCTCCGCCCCAGATAGCTGCGTCCCACACTGCTGTATCCCAGAGGGCTGCGCCGGTGACGCCAGAGGGTGGGAGTGCATCGAGAATCTCCGTCAAATCGTAGTCATAACGACTACGGATCATGAACGCCGGAGCAGCGTTCGCGAGGAACACCGGGCGGACAGTATGGATCCTGTGATAGACTCCCGGCTGACCGAGGTCGTTGTACGCAGAGAGTCCTGCCCAGTCGATGTCGATGAAGTTGGTGGGATTCGAAAGCAAGCGGTTGTCTACCGAACCC